ACCCTTGCTTGGGCGAATACCAAATGTTTTCTCTACTAGCGTTGCGTAAGTACCCAACTGCGTATGCGATGCTGGTTCCTTAGCGCTTGTCTTGATGTCAACGACAGCAAGTTCACCGTCAGGTGTAACCATGAGTCGGTCTAAGAACCCACGCATGTTCACGCCATTGACTGTTTGTAGCAGTTCTGTTTCAACTGCTGGCTTGCCATCTGGTAATAGGTACAGTTGGAATCCACTGTCCTGACGGAATTGTACCCAGAAGTCAAGCATCTTTGGTCCGTTATCCAGCCACCATCGAGCATCTTCCTTGTTTGGATATGCCTTAGTAGCACGACCACCTGCACGGAACTCTTTACCACCCTCAAGGGCAAGGTCAAACTCTTTCTTCCACTCTGTATTAAATACTAAAGTAGAATCAAAAGATGCCTGTGCCTCAGGAGATGCTAGGTCATAGACTTCTGTGCCAACATGGAGAGCCTTGCCACCTACTAGCCAGTAGGATGGATTCTCTTTCACGCCTTGTACACGGCTTAGATAAAAGTTCCAACCACAGTTGAGCCATGTTGTCATGGCGCTGTGGGAAACATAGTTTCTGCCAGTTAGATTTTCTAATGTAGTCATATACTTCCTTTCAATAGAGGAGTGTACTCGCAAAGTCTCCTCTATGCAGGATATAAAACACGGCGTGTCTAAAGAATTTTAACAATAATTCTGGGTACACTCTGTTCGTGCAGAACAAGATAATACTCTACCTAAAGCGTAAGCGTATTAAGAAGCAGCCTAGCAGGTCGTTAGACCTGCGTGGTACACCTACACATGCGTGTCTTTGCGGGAGTTTGTTGTTCTCGGTTAAGTGTATGTTTGAGGATAACGACATCTCGCTTTGGTTTACAGATGCACAGTGCGCCCTATGTGGGGCGTTAGTTACAGTGCCTACACCAGTGGATGAGGGCTATGCCGAAGTATGATTTTCAGTGCAACACCTGTGGAATTGTGCAGGAATTATTGCTCGCCTTTACAGAGACTGATACGATTCCACCGTGTACATTGTGTGGGGAACAGATGAGACGGGTCTATACACCGCCAGCAATTTCTTTTAAGGGTTCAGGGTTCTATAAAACTGGGGGATAAAGAATTCCGTTGCAATTAGGGGAAGGTTGCTTCGGGATACAAAACAAAAAAGACCCGCCTCGGAATAAAATCCAGGGCGGGTCTTTTCTTTGTGTCTTAAGACTTACTTCTTTAAGCCAAACTCTTTCGCTGACTTGTCAAGATACTTAGCAGCAGGTCCTACGAATCCAGCGATGAAGGCATAAGCCAACACCTTTGGGTCATGCTCTCCTGCCATGTACAACGCTACTACTGCTGCACCTGCTGCGCGAGCATAGGTGAGAGCGACTTGCTTAAGGGTATTGATGTCCATTGTTTCTCCTTATGACTTGAACACTGGCTTGCCGAAGCCAACCACTGTTACTGCCTGTGACTTGCGTAGTTTGGAACCGTTCTTCTTCTTGAAGGCTCGTACCTTAAGACAGACTTGACCGCCATTACGCTGGTCACCCTTCTTATCTGGTGCTGTGTTGCCTTCAATACATGTGACTGTGCCATCGCCATTGTCTTTAACAACAATGCCAACATGGGAGATGCGGTCTACTCCATCGTTAGGGAAGTCAAAGAACACGATGTCTCCTGGTAGTGGTGTAGCGGTGTCGCTTGCCAACTCCCACTGACCCTTTTTTTCAAATGCCTTAGCACCTGCAACTGTAGATACGCAGTTAGGAATCTTGAGTCCTACTTCGTTAGCACACCAGTTAACAAATGACCCACACCATGGCAAGAAGTTTGCCTTAGTGAAAGCACCGTACTTAGTTTCGTTGTCCTTTGGACCCTCAATAACTCCGAGTTCAGTCTTTGCTACTGCAATGAAGTCTGCTCTTTGTCCCATTATTCACTCGCTTTCTTATCAACCTTAGCAAAGGCTGCGTTGATTTCTTCTGATGTCAGGCTTCCGTCTGCTAGATAGAAGCGGGCTAAAGCCTCAAGCACGCGGGCTGCACCTAGTGCGCCAGCAAGTGTTGCTGCTTGCCATACTTCAATACCTACCAGTGAACCAGCACCGATAACTCCGAGAGATTCTGCTGCAATTACAGCGAAGATTCTCATCATTACATTTTTAAATGTATCCATTATTCATCATCCTTTGTAAAGAAAATTACTACTTCTGCTAATACCCATGCCACCGCCCACAATCCAAGGATTGTTGTTGCTGTCATAAGACCTAACTTTGCTGTGCCATCCATTAGTTGTCATCTTTTGGATTGCGTAGTGGGTATGTGATAGCCCATGCGATAAGCGTTCCTGCAATGGCATAACCAACTACTGTCTTGGCTGAACCATCAAGGACAACCCAAGCAATGAACATGCCTAGTAGAGTCCACAGTTGGTCAACCATGTCTTTCATTATCTTCTTCATGGGTTTCTCCTATAGGCTGCTGCTGCTCCTGCCATGCCTGCTGCGTTAATTGCAGCCTGCCCAGCAATAACTGATGCGACAATAATCTTTTCTGATTCTTCTCTTTCTTCATCTGACATATCAGCACCGATACTTGCTATCGCAAGTAGCGCTTGTCCTGGGTCAGTAAAGATTGCTTCAACCAACGCTGCTGGATTCTCAAGTACAACGAGGGCTGCTGCTACCTCTGCCGTGATAACAACTTCGTTACCGTTCTCATCTTGACGAACTTCAACAGGAGTTTGTGGCGGTAGGTCTGCGTATGTAAGTCCAGCATCTGCGATTGCTGCTGCTGTTACTGGCTCACCCTGTGCTGCTTCAATAATTGCTTCCGCAACTACAGCCTTTTCTTCATCGGTTGCGTTCTCATCTGCTACCATCGGAGTATGAGATTCTTCAACGACATCATCAATAGGTTCAGCAACTGGTGGAGCGACTTCCTTTGGGGGTTCAGGCTCAACAGGGGGAGGCGCAGGCGCTTCGTCAACAGGCTCAGGAGCAGGCTCGGTGGGTGGTACCTCCGCCTCTGGTACTGGCTCTGGGATAGGTTCAGGTAATGGTTCCTCGGCAGGAGGGGCTTCCTCCACAGGAGGAGCAGGCTCCTCAACTGGTGGAGCAGGTTCTTCTACAGGAGGAGCAGTCTCCACTGGAACAGGCACTGGCTCAGGCGCAGGTGGAACTGGCTCAGGCACTGGAACGGGTGCAGGCTCAGGTGCGGGTTGCACTGGTTGAGGCTGAGGTTCTGGCACTGGTTGAGGAGATGGTTCAGGTTGAGGCTGAGGTGCAGGAGATGGTTCAGGCTCTACCGCAGGCGGCGTGGAAGGCACGCTTGGCACTGGTTCAGGAGAAGGAGTAGGAGCCGATGGGACAGGTTCTACAGGCGCTGTTGTTGTTTCTTGCGGGCTGGTCGCTGTCTCAGTATCGCTATTTGTCACAGTCGAAGTCTCGGTTGGAGCAGTGGGAGTCTCAGGTACGGGAGTGGATGTTGCAGTTGAACCATCACTCGGACTTGGTTGTGGAGAAGGAGACTCAGTTGGCGCAGGCTCACTCGGCGCTGGAGAAGGCGATGCTTCGGCAGTCGGAGTTGGAGATGGCTCTGGACTTGGCTCACTCGAAGGCGATGGTGACACAGAAGGCTCTGGAGTGGGACTTACAGTAGGTTCTGGTGCTACTCCATTGTAATAACGAAGTGGTCCATCGGGAACAGTAGTCGAAATAAAGATTGGATAACCACCAGAGAATCCACCTTCGCAATATAAACGAGCGATGTCACCCTTACCCTGGAAAAAGATATTTGAATTATCCCAACCAACATTTGCTGTTCGTTGAGTTCCATCATCTTTACCACAGGTAATTGTTGCTGGACCTGTCTGCTCTGCTTGTGCTAATGGTGTAAAGAAAAAAGAAGTTCCTAATGTGAGGAACCAGATTGCAAGTAAACGGGGAAGTTTCACTTGTACCTTTCAATTAGTTTTTGCGGTCACATAAAATTTCGTAGATACGGTCAACGCGTTCCTCTAGTCTGTCAACGGAATCGCGGAGGCTTGACCCAGAATTGGGTCTTAATTCAGAAAGATAATGTTTAACTAGCCATCGCACTGCTGCCACAAAAGCACCAACGATGGTAGCAACTGAGACTGCAAGGGCAGCCCAATCTGTAGGTGACATGCTTTACACCACCGTTCTAGCAATGACTTGGGCAACTCCACCGTATCCAGTGAAGCCACTCTTAGGTGGGGTAGTTCTAGTAAAGGTAACTTGTTCAATGATTGCTTCGATAGGTTCACCACCTGCAGTAAAGTCCTGGATGATAACAGTTTCTCCAGCACCTTCTACTGTTTCTAGTGCATTTAAACGCTGTCTTGCATAACCATCAAAGCCAACTATGTTGCCTAGTTTATCTGTTTCTTTGTCGAAAATAAGGATTGGAATTTGGATAACGCGAGCGCGTGTAGGAGTAGGCAAAGCCTTAGCGGAATAACCATACATAACAGCGCCAGTCGTAGCAGTCGTTGAGTTACGGTAGAGGTTGAAGCGGAACGCAGCATCAGGTGATACATCCGCAAATACCAGAGCAAGGTCGTAGTCGTATTGCTCAATGTTACCTTGCGCAATAGTAGTGAGTGCATCTGAGACTGTTTCTTTAACACGGGCAATTTGAATATCTCCCTGCAATGTTTCTGGGTGACGGATACGCATGCGCTTCCATGCTTTGTTTTCAAGAGTATCAAAGCGGATAAGACCAGTCTCAATGGTTCCTGAATCAACTAAATCGGTTGCATGCTCTAACCACAAGCCAGAGTTTTCTACGGTAAAAGCCTTACGCCCGTTGTTAAAGATTGCTACAGACCATACAGCACCAGTCACGCCAGGGGCTGCTAAATCTGTAGCGTAGGCATAGCCACCGTTAGTAAGTGGCGCACCAAGGTTAATGCGTACTAAGCCAGACTGTCCACCTACGCCAGCATTAACGCCAGCCCATACATAGTTGTTAGCGGCAGCAAACGAATACACATCACTTGTTGATTCAAAGACTAATGGACCGTATGTGATGTTGCCTTCTGTATCTACAACACCTACGCGTACGCCTCGGTTAGTTCCAATCATTACATAGGCACCAAGGTATCCGTAGGCTGCTGTAAGGATTTCGCTTTTAGGTAAGATAACTGTACGCACCATGGTACTAAGCGCACCAGTACCGTCAACGGTAATCTTAAAGAGGAAGCCTTCGTCTCCTGAAAAACCACCAACATAGATAGCGTTACTTGACTCAGTAACAGCCATAAATCGAAATCCAATAGGCAAAGTGGTTGAACCGTTTACTGCTGTCAATGTGCTTATGTTAATAGATGAGCCAGTATTGCGGGCAATTTCATAGACAAATGTATTTTTATTTACATCTGTAAAAGCAAGCATGAAGCGTTGCTTAACATAACCAATAAAGGCTGTTGCTGCGTTGTGTGAATTGATTGCGTAGTCTTGGTGCAAAGCAGGAGATGCTGCATCAAAAGAATAACGCCATACCTTAGTAGGTGTGACAATAAATAAATCGTTGCCACCCATGGCAGCATGCAAGATTGTTTCGGTAATTTGTGTGTTGTTTAAGACAGTAGTTTCTGTGCCATCGGCAGCAATCCGTAGCACACGGATAGTCTCAGTAGATGCACCAGTTACCTTGATGAGAAAGTCTGCACCATTGATGGTGGTTGAAAACACACCCGCTCTTGATGTTGAGCCTTCTTGGAGGGTGGTTTTCTTAAGTAACTTAAGTTCGCCAGCAGTCCATGGGTCAATGCCAGTAGATGATTTGTAACGAAACTTTATTTGCTCGGTGTCACCTTCCAATGGCTCAGCGTAGTTAATGCCTTGCCCTAGATGGAAGGATGACTGAGAGCGAATCCAGTAGCCTGAGCCAGAGAGCGACTGCTCACCTGGGTCACGCCCGTTATCAAATCGCTGAGTACGAAACTCTGCAGTCTGACGGCGGTAAGGGGTAGAGTCAGTGATAGCAAAGACAAATGGTAAGCCCGCGATAGCGATGTCAAATGCATTGCTTGTGATTTCGTAGTATTGAGATACGGAACCAGATAGGTCAATGACTGGGCGTTCGGTAATATGGGGCGCACGGCTAGTTATTGCCACTGGTTCTCCTTAAATCATGGGGTTGTCTAAGACTGTATCTACGGCATCGTCAATAGAGCGTTGGCACTCAGAGGTGCAACGCTCACATTGTTTACACATTGTGTATTAAGAAAGAATTTCTACTTCAACCCAAGAGGTTGTATCTTCATCCCATGTATAACGCTTGCCATCTGTAGGCATAGGGGTTGGGGATTCCCATAGGTAAGATGTTGTATTAAGAGTCCATGATGGGTATGGCTGTGGGGCTGCAAAGCCTGTGCCATCCCATGTAAATCCAATACCTGCGTAGTTTTTGTTTAATGGTGTACCACCTAGAGTGTGGACTCCACCGTGTGTGTTATATGAAGTCTTAATCCAAGTACCTGTGTAGCGGTCTGGGTTTGCTTGAAGGAAGTCATCCTCAACTACATTAACCTGGGTAACAATTCCATCTTCCACTTTAGCCCAATGTGCCATTATTTTTTATCCTTATCTTCGCCATAAAGTGTTGCTGTGTTTAATAATTTAACATCACGCTTAGTGACAATGCCACCCTTTTCATCTAATTGGGTTTTAGCAGTTGCCTCATCATCTGCAATGATGTGTACCAACATAGTTACTTCATATGAGAAACATTGAGTTGGCTTAGTCTTTTTAATTTTAGTTACATTATCTTTCGTCATAATATCTCCTTGGTTAGATTGCATATCTTACAATAACAATACCGCTGCCGCCTGCACCACCAACCCAAGTGCTTCCACCATCTCCAAGCCCTCCTCCTCCACCACCAGTATTAGGTGTTCCAGAGTTTCCAGTACCTTGATGTACACCAGCACCTCCACCGCCATAACCTCCAGCACCAGAAGTAGAACCTAAATATCCACCTCCACCGCCACCTGCGTAATAGTAAGTTCCACTTACATTTTGACCTGAAGCCGTTGCAGAACCCCATGATGAATAAGCAGATGAACCAACTCCACCAGCACCAGCATAAGCACCGTTGTTAATATCTTTGCCATCTTGCCCAGCGCCTCCAGCACCACCGCCACCGCCTGCGCCAGAGTATCCGCCGTTGCGACCATCAGAATTACCACCAGCATAGCCTTCTACTGGAGAATAGGAACCAGCATTGCCAGCACCACCAGTAAAGTTGTAATCATCTCCAGGAGCAGAAGCACCACCGCCTGAACCACCTGATTTTCCGCCGTACCCACTTGGTGGTGAACCAGCATTGTAACCACCAGCACCTCCGCCACCTGAAGCAGAAATGGTTGTAAAACCAGAACCAGAAAATGATGAATTTGTTCCAGTAGTTCCACCTGCTCCGCTGTTGGATGGTGCAGCAGCCCCACCGCCACCAACGGTTACTGTGTAAGTAGTTGAAGAAGTTAAAGATTGAGAAGTAATACCTCTTAATCCACCAGCACCTCCGCCACCTGAGTAATAAGTAGATTGACCACCGCCACCACCTGCAATAATAAGCATATCTGCTGTTAATGATTGCGTTGGAATAAAACTTCCATCGCTGGTAAATTTGTGATAGAAGTATCCACCACTAAAACTAATTGTTCCGCCAGTTGCTTTAGGCATAGCGGTAACAAATGTTCCGTCAGATAAAAATGTGTGAATAGTGTTTCCACCTGATGTAGTTACGGTTCCACCAAATGCTTGTTGTACGGTTCCTGCGTATCGAGCAATAACAATTCCTGAACCACCTGCACCACCAACACCTACATCATAAAATCCACCACCGCCTGAACCAGTATTAACTGTTCCAGCAGTAGGATTTGTTCCAGTATTGTTACCGCCGTTACCGCCACCGCCTGAACCACCAGTACCTAACGAGTTAGAACCACCACCACCGCCACCAGCACGGGTTGTGGATGTTCCATTTATATTGTTTGATAAACCATTACCACCAGTTCCACCAAAGTGAGTTGGATTTACAAAAGTAGCATTACCGCCTACTTGACCAGCACCACCACCGCCGCCGCCGCCGTTACCCGATGTTGAAGTACCACCACCGTTTCCTTGACCAGATGGAGAAGCAGAACCGCCTACTCCGCCTGGATAACCACCACCACCACCCGAACCGCCGTTAGAACCAGTGCGGTTGCCAGGAGTTGCTGAGCCGCGACCACCACCACCACCGCCAGTTGCGGTTATAGTTGCAAATACTGAGTTAGTTCCGTTACCACCTTGAGCGCCTGAACTACTAGAACCGCCAGCGCCTACAGTTACTGTAAATGAAGTATTTAAAGCAAGAGAAGTAGGTGAACCACCAATGCTAGTTAAATAACCACCTGCACCACCTCCTCCACCACCGCCATTACCTGGAGCATCAGCAGCACCACCAGATGCTCCGCCTGCAATTACAAGGTAGTCAACAGTTAAAGCCGATGGTGCAAAAATTCTCATGCCACCAAAACCTCTGGCAGAGGCACCTGCTAATGTTCCGATAATTGGCATTATTGAATCTCCTTATTAGGCAAACTTGGTTTGTGTCTCAAGAACTGTGTATGTTGCAGATGCTGTCTTAATAATTGTAAATGAGTAAGCATCAATAGATGATGCGTTGCCAGCCGTAATTGCTGCTGGAACCTTTGGGGTTACAGTAGTTCCATCAATCTGGATTGTGTTTGGATAGTAAGCAGTAGTACCGTTGGTATTAAGCCACACAAGGGTGATTGTATCTCCCACTGGCAAAGCAGTATTAAGAGATACACTGCTGCTGTATCTAAAGTTAAGTGTATGGTTGGCTGTTGCGTTAGATGTGTAATACCAGATAGAAGCAGTTGAGACATCAAAATTAATTGTGCCAGTTGCAGCAGAAGCAACAACATTTATATCTTCTTCTATACCTCTGATAGTTGTATCAGCAAGAGTTCCACCTGCTGCTCTAGCAAGTGGGACTCCACCTGCCGTTGAGCCATCGTGGACTACTACGGTTTTCTTATCGGTATCTACTGTCAACTCGGCGTTCAAGCCTGTAAATGAAGCGTGTTGTGCAGTTGTACCTCTACGGCGTTGAAATGCGAAGGACATTAGATTGTTCCCCAATCGGATAGATTAGCCCAGGAAGCGGATGTTCCATTGTTTGTTAAGAAGTAACCATTAACACCTGCGCTAATGGTCGGGATATAGCCTGCAGCAGCCGTTGCCGAAGCAGCAGCCGATGATGCACTTGCTGCAGCATTTGTTGCAGATGTTGCTGCAGCAGATGCTGAGTTAGCAGCACTTGTTGCACTTGCTGCAGCGTTGGTAGCGCTTGTCGCTGCAGCACTTGCGCTAGTTGCTGCAGCAGATGCTGACGATGCAGCAGCAGCAGAAACAGTAGCAATGTTAATATATGTAGTAGATGTTGTATCGGTAACTGTGATTTCGCCCATGTCTCGGACAAGACCAGAACCTGTAAGACCAGTGACTGCTACAAAAGAACTGTTTGCTGCAGTTGCAGAACTTGCTGCTGCTGTAGCAGATGTTGCTGCTGCTGCAGCCGAGGCTGCTGCTGCTGTAGCAGATGCACCTGCGCTAGATGCCATTGTATCAATGTAGTTTTTATTGGCTGCATCGGTGGATGAAGTTGGGTCAGCAAGACCAGTAATCTTGTTTGCACCCATTGCAATAACACCAGTCATTGTGCCACCAGTAAGCGACAACTTGCCTGCCAAAGCGTTGGTCATTGTTGTAGCAAAGTTTGGGTCATCCCCTAAAGCCTCTGCCAACTCATTGAGAGTATCAAGGGTTCCAGGTGCGGAGGCAACGAGATTAGATACCTGAGTATCTACATATAACTTGGTTGCTGCATCTGCGTTAGAAGATGGTGTGCCAAGTCCAGTTACCTTGAATCCACCAGCAGCAAGGTCACTACCCAGAGTATCGCTAGTAAGAGTCTTGTTAGAAAGCGTTTGTGCTGCATCAAGAATTGCCACAGTACCTGTGACATTTGGAAGCGTAATAGTGCGGTCAACAGTCGGGTCAGCAACTGTAAGCGTTGTTTCAAAAGCATCGGCAGTGGCTCCTTCAAAAACAATGCTTGCATCGGTAAGGGTTAAACCTGATACCGCTGGAGAAGTAAGTGTCTTGTTGGTTAAAGTTTGTGTCTTAAGTGTGCCTACTACATCGCCTTCGCCAGTAGCAATACCATGAACATGTGTGTCAACATTGTTAAGGATGCCTGAGTCAGATGCAAAACCGCGTGCTGCAATGTGTGTCTGCAGTTCCTTGAACTCACGGGCTGAGATACCGTGGCGGATAGTTGCACCCGCTGAGTGTGCTACAGCCTGTGTATTGTCCTGCCCACGATAGACCTTGAGTGTTGTACCTGTTCCATCATAGACGGTGACAACTTCTTCTTTGTTTGTATCTGGGTCTACAAGAAGTGTGTAAGGAAAGGTACCAGGGAATCCTGATACGGATGCTATTACAAACGATGTATTTGCATCACCTTGTGCTTGAGAGGCAAGAGCAGAAGTGAGAGTTGTCTCTACTGCAATGGCTGAATAATTCCTCTTTAGTGTACCTGGGTCGCCTGCTGCCATTTATTTACCTATCTTTGATAGTGGGAACGAGTTGGATATTGACGGCGCTGATTCTCAGCAACTTCATTTAAACGCTGCTGATAAACATTAAACAAGAAGCGTGAAGTTGATTCACCTGTGCGAGCGCCTTGCTGCATGTCAAGAGCATCGGCTGATGCTGACTGCGGTGCTAGGCGTGATGGGTCAATAAAGGAAACCATACGGAACGCTGCCCCGTAGATAACCACATCTTCTGCATAGTTAGGCAACCCTGTCCAAGTTGAGAACTCTTGGTCACCGTCTGTGAATACTGTTGGGCGCTTGCCGAAAGCCACATTGACTTTACGCCCTGGCATGATTGGACTAAGAACGCTTACGCTCTTACCCAATGCTCCTGCCGTACCGAAGGCTGTTGGATTAGCCATACGGTCAAAGTTATATGCACGAACAGGGAGCCACTCTTTAGATGGTCCGATTGTTTCGTGTGTAATGTTAAGAATTTGCTCTGCTGCATCTGGCAAATCGTATGTTGTGCGGTTAGCGATATAGGTAAACTCGGTCTGACCTACGCCAAATATATTTGGATACATAGCATTGATAGTGTCATTGATAGCACGCTTGATTTCATTGCGTGGAAATAGTGGAGCAACAGTTACTTTTACATTTGCACTATATGCTGCTGCGGTTGTACCGCGCTGTCCTCTACCCCAAGGTGAAATTGTTACTTGGCTATTGGCTGGGTCAATGGAGTGAACATGGAGAATTTCGTCACCAATCTGGATAAACCCACGCCCAAGGACTCCAACATCGTGGAGAGTAAGAGTGGTTGAAGTGCTAGTGGCAGAGGTGGTAAGCCAGGTAGTTGCCTCAGTAGCAATGGAGTATCCGTGGAGAAGCGTGTCTACACGCTCAGCCAATTCATTAAATGTACTCATAGGTCAATACTCCTTAGGGCATCCACGGCAGACTTGCCTGTGGTTCCAGCCAGTTCGTTACATACTGCGGTCAAGCCCTTGAAGTCATTTGGGGTACGGGTACTGCTTGCCTTGTAGTTCAAGGCTCCCAGTAATCCTTTGCCAGTTGTCTGTGCATAGGCATTAGCAGCCCCCAGAAGCCCCTTAAAGGCTGCCTTGTCTGTGATGCCAGCGAGACGGTTGAGTTCACCGACTAGCGTGCTTCCTGCTGCTCCTGTTGCCATTACTTAGCCTTTCGCTTTGCCGCTGCGTTATCTACCAGGTTTGGGTATGGTCTGCCTGCTTTCTTTGCGGCAGCCTTAGCCTTAGCCTTTTGTGCTGGGGTCAATGGAGTTGACTTCTTGTTTGGATTCTTTTTATCCCAAAATGCTTTCTTCATTACCACTTCACCTTATCTGCCCAATACGCTGCACTCATCTTGCCTTTGGCAATGTTCTTCGCATGGCGTGCTTTAAATGATGCTTGTCGAGTTGTTGGCTTCTTATCACCACTGACACCCTGTTGACCAAAGCGAATAGTCTTAACCTGGTCACCCGACTTAGCCACAACTACATGTGACTTTGTTGGGTGGCTAGGCGTACGCTTTGGTTTATTAAACCCAGATACTCCTGCTCGCTTTAGTCTTGGGTCTGCCATTACTTCTTCTTTGCTGCCTTCTTAGCAACCTTCTTAGCCATCTTCATTGGCTTACCAGTTGCTTTGGCTTCCTTCATGGCTGCCATCTTGCCTGCTTTGTCGTATGAGAATTTCTTTCCATTTACCATTGGCATTGTTTTCCCCTTATTAGTTGTTGGTTGTTAGTCGTCATCTTCATCATCTTCGTAGTCATTGCCTGATATTTTTTCTAACGGCTTAACTGGAAGAATCCAATCTGGGTAACTCTCTCTATCTGACATAAGCCAGAAGGCATGAGTCTCTGTAAATCCTGCGCGGCGCAATGACTTGTAATACTCATTAAGGGTAATCGCATAGGCATCAAGAGCAGAGTAAGTATCTAGGTCTATAACTTTTTTCTGTCTTACGACAGGCTTCTTCTTTGGTGCCATGGTTTCCTCCCTTAGTTTTTAAATGAGTTTGTGTCTCCATTAAAGGCTTTGCCAACCTTATTGGAAATTTCTACTGCTGCCTGTATCTTTGCCATGGATGTACCAGTTGGCTGGATGCCTTGCTTTCTAGCATCTCTATACGCTTGTAATTCTGCTTCAAATTTTTTCTTAGGCATACTCGCTGATGAGTTTGCATCGCCTGTCCCGAACTCTAGGTTCGATGCTCGCAAACACTCGCCCCAATTAGCGTGGTCTTGCGTTGGACAGCCTGTTCTACATGCCATTAAATTTCCTCCAGAAACTCTCCGTAACCTGCTGCGGTTAAACGGACTGCGGCTGTGTCATCTACTTCGTAGATATGCCCGCCTAAATAAACTTCTTCTGCTGCTAATACTTCCGTAAGCGATGGGTATCTGTAGGAGGAATACACGCCTTGCGTACGGAGAACTGAAATACCCTGATGTAATGTCATGCGTGAAAACAAAGGACCGCCACCCGCTGGGGTTTCTTCAACTGTTGGTGTTGTAAATCTATACATGTTATGTCCTTAGTTAGAGGGGAGCAGAGCCGAAGCCCTGCCCCCCGTTGCAACTACAATGCTGCGATTGAAGAACCTGATTCAATGCGGAATAGAGATTCTTCGCGGTAGCGAGCGAATCCAAGTACGCCGTACCAACCGATTGGTCGGAAACGCATGAGTGAATCGGTAACTGGTCCGATAACAACATTTGGCTCAACTGCTACAGCCTCTGCAAGTGCCTGCTTTCCAGCAACGATTGTGCTGTAAACGCGGGTTACTGGAGTTACTGTAACAACAGTTGAAACTGTTACTGCAGCAGAGTGTGCTGTGTTAACAGTGATTGTTGTTGTAGAACCTGATGTTGCGATAGCAGAAATCTTTGCACCAGAAGCGATGCCTGTTCCTGAAATCTTATCGCCAACTTCAGCGCGTGATGCAATAACAGAAGATGAAGCAACGCCGAGTGTGAACCCTGCTGATGTTCCTGCTACTGTAACTGCTGTTGTTGCGAGTGCTGTCTGGTCTGCACCTGACTTAGCAGAGAACATGCGGTTGGTTTCAACAAAGAAAGCACCTTCGTATGTTCCGATAGTTCCAGCCCAGAGGTTACCCTGACCTGAATCTGTTAGTGAGTGGATGTCGCGCCAGCCCACATTTCCTGTCTCAGCACGAAGGTCGTGTGAAACTTCTGGGTGGATGCCTGTCCAGTAGAGGTTACCCTCGCGTGGTACAGCCTTGCGTGAACGCAACTTTGCGACAATCTTGCGGATGTCTGCTGAATCAACATTTGCTGCCGCTGTGACGGTTGCTGTTGATGTTGCTGTTGCACCTGCGTACTGAACATAAGTTCCGCCGTTAAGTGCTGACATTGCAATCTGGTCAATGGAGTCTGCCATGTTATAGGCAATGATGTCTGCAACTGCTGGGTCAACATCTGAAAGTGAGAACAACTGCAACTTGCGTGTAACAAGTGCGCCGTTACCCTTTTCTTCTAGTGTGACAGAAACGGTTGATACATCTGGTAGTGCCACTGCTGTGACATCTGTTGTTTCTCCGAGTGTTGAAGTAGCAGCCGCCAAGTCGTTGTAAAGTGAGAATACAACGGTTGAACCTGGCATGGCTTGCTGTGCTGGGCGCTTGTCTGCCACTGAACGAATCATTGGCTGGCTGCGCAGAGCGAACTCAACATAGCGGTCATACGCTGTCTTAATAAGACCAGCGATTGCTGTTGTGTCTGTATATGCCATTTAGTTCACCTCCTAAGGTGATTGGTAGTTTGTAAGTTAGTTAATACCAAGGATGGCGTTCAAAGCAGCGGGACCTTCTGCGGATAGAATCTTTGCTAATGCATCTTCATCAATCGTTGGCGCTGCTGCGCTGTTGATTGTGTTGGCGATTCGTTTTGCAGCAGATACATCTTCGCTGTCTTGTTTTGCTTCTTCTGGCGGGGTAACTCCAAAGACATCGCCGTATTCATTAAGCCATCCTGAGATTGCTTCTTCTCCCTCAATATCTTGTGGGATAAATGCTGCGATTTTTGGGTTGATACCCTTTGCTGTAAGTACATCCTTGACTGTACGCTGACGAGTCTGAGTTTTCAAATTGTTAGCCTCTGCCTCAAGTTCCTTTAAACGCTTTTCGAGCGTACGGTTTACTTTTCGTAGTTGCTTAACGACATCTCCACCTTCTTCGGTGAAGTCATCTTCGTCATCGTATTCGTAATTGGTAGCCATCTACCTATCTCCCTTGTTAGTTGTATTCGCAATCCACAAACACGGTTCGGGGAAACCATGTCGGCTATTGCTACCAGACTGTTACGCTGACGGGGCTGGTGGGTCCGTTCAGGATTCTATTTATTGGTTAGTGGTACTTCTTAGTGAAGTAGCACCTACGCCGCTTGAGCCACCAAAACGAAACTTTGTTTCTCTTTCGGCTCTGCGTTGTGAAGCGAGGATTGAAGATTGTTCTTGAGCAATCGCTGCGTTGACTGCTTCTGTTTCGTTGTAAGCCTGGCTTTCAATACCTGCAAGGCGTGACTGTGTACGAGCAAGTGTCTTAGCCTGCCCAAAGTCTTTCTTAAGCGCTGCCAAATCTGCAGTACCAGTGGCTCCGATGAGTGACTCGGCATAACCTGTACCCATTGCACCCTTACCACCGAGGTCAGAGAACCCAGCATAAGTAGCAGCGGCACCAATTTCAGCAGCACGAACCTGCTTCTTAATAATGTCCATACCCTTTGTAGGGTTGAGCAAATATGAAACAACGGCTGAGTCATCAATCTCTGGGTAGTAACCCTTGAGTTGCTTAACTACATCTGAGTTATCTGCAACGCGAGTCTTAGCGATATTTACTCGTTCCTCGAATTCGCGTGGCGAAACCATGTTGGCAATATACTTACCTAATTCAGCGCGAGTACCAAATACTCCAGCATCTAAACCAAAGGCTCCTAAAGTTTGAAGGTAGCCTCTTTCCATTGAGATATATGTAGCCTCATTGATAGCCTGACCCGCATCACGCAAAGCCTGCATGCCTGGAAAGCGCAACTTGTATGCTGGTTGTTTAGGCAGTTCAAGTTTAATCTGTGATGCTGTTAAATCTTGGCGAATCATCTCGTCAACTGTACTTGCTAAATCCGCAAGACCCATTTCCGAAAGCGCTGCTTTAAAATCCTGTTGGGCAGTTCTTTTTGATTGTGCTTCTACATCAGCCTTAGCCTTAGCAGCGGCTGCTGCGGCTGCTACTCCAGCAGCGGATGTCTTGCTTGCAGACCAGGTTGTAACAAATGCATTTAGTTCTGCTGCAGAGTTAAATGTCTTTATTACACCAGTATCTGGGTCAGTCCATGTAAATGTTGCAGTAGCGCCACTGGTGTTTCCACCAGTTGCACCTGTACTACCTGTAGCGCCACCGCCACGACTACCTGAAACATAGTCAGGGTTCTTTTCAGATGAAGCAAAGTCAATCTTGGTTCCACCCTTGCCATCGGCAACAATTTTACGCCTTAAGGTTCCTGTTGTTTGGGTATTATTTTGATAATCCCAACCAACGAAAGTTCCTGCTGCTGGAAAATTAGTTGCCGCTGCTGGTGTTTCATAACCTGTAGCAGTTCTTACTGTGCCAGTAGGAATAGGACCAACAAACATACCGCTAGTGTTAGCGCCCATTGTAATGGTAGGGGTAAAGTTGGGAACGGCTGTACCTGTAGGTGTAGGTGTAGGCGCTGCAACAGGAGCCATGCCAAGGACTTTGCGTTCGGCAGCGCTAAGCGTTTGACCGCTTTGAAGTTTTCTTAATGCTTCTCTTGAATCCGCCATTATCCGCTGAACCCAAATGTTCGTGCAAGGTCAAGAGCCATATTGCTGTATGTTTCCTTTGCATTTTTTGTATACTGCCATAGTTTGTCTTGCTTAACTTGCTTAGTGAAGTCAGCAAAAGTACGGGCATTACCAGTGGTGTTATCAACAACCTTACCCATGAGGTCATCCCATGTGATTGCTGTTGAGTCAACCTCAAGCAAGTTAGCCATCTGTTGGCGGTAGTTATTAGTTACTTCATATAGGCTACGCCCAGCCTTTAAAGACTCGGCAAACGGCTTGTATGTTGGGCTATCCATTGCTTGCTGCTTAACAGAGTAGAGCCAATAGTTAGCATCTCTACCATCGTTAGGGTCAAGAAGTGAAAAGTTAATTTCTTTTTCAAGGGCAGCATCAATCTTAATGCCATACATGTATGCTTGATTTTTAACCTTTTCAAGTGTGGAGCCAAGGCTTCCGCCACCCGTAAACATAACATTTGACTTAGTTGCAATAAAATCTTCTAGTTGCGCATCATCCCAGTTGTTCTGGATTGTCTGCATAGCAAGACCTTTAATGAACTCTGAGTTGTCAATTAACTTGCCAGTGGCTGGGTCGGTTGACATTGCCGAGATACCGAGGGTATCCAACTTAGCAGCAATAGTTGACATCTTGTTCTGGACCTTCTCGGTGAAGGTAGATGCATTGCGTGGGTCGCTTGTCTCTAGGAAGAAAGAGCGCATTGACGGCAATGTTGTTTGCCACCAAATTGTTCCCTTAAGTATCTCCATAAAAGTTTTTTCGTCATACTTAAATTTCTTAGCATCGTCAAGAAGTTTATCAATCTGAGCCTTTTGTGTTTTATCTTCAAGGGAAGCAAATGTACTGCGTAGGTATGACACCCAAAGTGTTTTAGTATCTAAGCCATCGGCTGGAGGCGGAGGAGGAGGGGTTCCTTGGTCACCAGGTTTAGGCTTTGGCTTTGGAGTAGGTGTTGGTGTTGGTGCAGTAAGTGTTGTTGGTCTTACTGTTGAACCTTTTTTGTAAGCATCTGTTCCAGGTACTAGGCTTGAACCATCTGGTCCATAACGAAGTTCTGGGTAGAGTGATGCACTTCCTTCTGCCGAAGGAGCGGCATCAACCTTTACCTTAAGGGCATCTATCTGAGTATCTGTTTTTGTATCTACTACGCCAGTATCTCTATTATCTTGCTGCTTCTTAAGAAGTGGGTCTAACTTAGCAGATGCTTGATATGCAGAAATTGCTGCCCGCTCAACTTTTGTTGCTTCGTCAAACTTGGTTTTCCAAGCATCAAGTTTTACTTTGTAGGCAGCCTTATCAGCCATTAGTTGCTGGCGCTGTGCGCTACCTGCTGGAGCCTGTCTAATGAGTCTATTGATTGCTTCTTCGGAAGTATTATCATTTGTGTTCATAGACCATGTTGGCTTTGGTCTACTGTTTTTTATTTCTAAATAATTTTCAAGTGCTTTTTTGTGAGCAACTTCTAAGGCTTTAGTTTTTTCTGATGCAGCCATTAGCGTGTTCTCCTAACATCAGCAGCAACCTCGTTGTAGATAGCATCTAGGTATGTGTTTTCTGTACGCTTAACAAACTCAGGGCTTGACTGCACCATTTCTTCGATAGCCTGTTGGCGACCAGTGACACTTGTATCTTGGCTCTGACTTAAGAAAGCATTAACACCTTTGCGGTACTCAACGCCTACGGCATTGCGACCTAGTAACTGTTGGTAGACAGCCTGAACATAGGCTGATGCTTCTTGTTCGGTAAAGACAGGTCCTTTGCTAGTTGCAGCGCCACCGCTTGCAGCAAGCCCCGCAAGGATTGCATCAAAGTTTGCTGACTTAGGTGCGCCAGTACCAGCAGCGGTGCCAGAGTTTGTCTTTGGCTTATCATTACCTGCTGTTGTCATTAAACCACCACCGAATCATTTAGGAAATAACGATTAAAGAATTCACCGAACTCTGGACTTTCGGCAACTAACTGTGTCTTGATTGCACCAAATACATCTGCAACATCTGCATTGCTTTTTGCTTCTAGTGAACCAGAGCCACCTAAGCGGTCACGCTGGTCAAGAATTGCAGCAATCTTTTTGCGAATATCTAGGTAGATAGCAAGTGACTTAACTACTGGGCGTTCACCATTGGCAGACATCCAAGCCTTATCCTGTAGCGCTGTCTCAAGAACTCTTGCACGGCGCTCGTACTTGCCTCTATCTGGTGAGATGTACTCTGAGTACCAGTCGAAGTTAACCTCTGCAGTTGCTTGAACCCATAGTCGCTTTGCTTCCAAATGGTTAGCAAGTTTAGGGTCGCGGTCAGATGTAATACCGTTTTGAATCTTGAAGGCATCAATGCCATCCATAATTCTTCCGAACTCAGTCCAGCCACGCTTAATGTTGGCATCTCGTACAAGTTCAGCAGGGTTACGATTTTGACGGTAAGTATTCTTTGAGCCAGGGTATGCACCTGAACGGTACTGCCATTGGTATGCTGCTTGGCTAAAGGTGTACTGACCATCAAAGTCATTGGCAAGGAAGCCAATCAACTCTGGGTTATCAGATGCTTCTGCCTCAGCCATAAGGTTGCGATACTTCTTAAGGTTACGCACTGTCTGTACATTTGCCTCAAGCCCGCCTGGACTCTTAGAAAGACTTACAGTAGCCTCGAAGTAATCTGGATACATCTCAAGGAACTTAGCCTCTGCTTCGCCTGGTCCGTATTGTTCCTGGAACTGACGGAACGCACGCTGGTAGAAGTCCATCTCAGGTGCGATAGCAAATGGTGCAGAGATTGAAGTCAAAGCGCGGAGCATAAAGAACTTGTTTGTCTTGTCTGTAATCTCCTGCAATGTAGGCTCATCACGCTTACCTGCATTGTAGTTGTATGTTTCATAACGAAGCATTTGATTAAATGTACGGACATAAAGTTCATCCTGTGTCCATAGCGTTGTTAAACGGCGTACTACAGCAGGAGTAAATAAATCTGTCACCTTTTGTGGCTGACCCACTGGGAACAAAGGAGCAAATGCATCTTCTAATTCTGGTCGCCCTCTAACAATTAGATAGGCTGGAGCAACAATAAAAGGACCAGCACCTGGGTTACCAGGTTGACCCTGTGTAATAACATCAAGGCTTTGCAGCGGGATGTTAATGTTTTTAAATGCGTTTTCAACAACAGGCTTCCATGATGATGGCAACGAGTCAATGAATCCTTGTGGAACCTGAACAACCAGGTTTCCGCCTACGCCAATCTCGCCAGCATCTGTAATGCGGTTACCATCTTGGTCTACTACCAACTGCCCATTAACTACCTGAGCAATGGTGCGTGAGATGTTGGTTAAGACAGAAGGGTTCTCGGCAACGATACCGCCCCAACGCTTAATGGTGTTTTCATAAGCCTTGTAGAACGGGAACATAAGCGACATTACTGTGCTAGATGATGCACCAGTGCGGCGAACAATCGTAAAGAGTGTGCGCTCTACTTCTTGGCGTGCTTCTTCTCTTGCACCGCGTACTGCACGGCTAAGTTCTTCTGCCGTTAGTCTGTCCCCACCCTTGGCTGTAGCCATCTGGTCAATGTTCAAACGCAAACGGCGCTCATATACACGCTGTGTCAATGGGTGACGAGCGAATACATCTTCTGGCAGTGAGCCAAGGAAGCGCATTACACGGCGGTTAAAGGTATCAATGAGGCGCTCTTGGTCTGTGTATTCCTTGGATGTTGTCACAAGTAATCCATTGATTTCAGGCAAGTTCTCTGGGTTCTTACCAAAGCGATTCATTAAATAATCTTGAACTTCGCCACCTGTCATAACCTTGCCATCAGGCTTAGCCGCTGAAAGGAATAGCGCTGTTTCCTCATCTGGGATATACAACTTAACCGCATTGCGTGTAGTTGCAATCTTCTCAACAAGGTGTTCGTCAAGTTCTCCACCGCGCAGTTTAGTAAATCCAATGCCTTCACCAACGCGGGTGTAGGTATCATTGGCATACTTGCTGCCATCAAATGTCTTGAACCACTTAAGCAAATCTGTATCAGTGGCACCGTCAAGAATCTGACGAACCAATGGGTCCATGATTCCTGATTCTGGGTCACGGAAGTGCATGTTAAGTATGTTTGACCAAGCCTCAAAATAGCGTGGGTCATTAGGCTTAACTGCACTTACTGTGCGTGAACCGATACCAGTTGTGAACGCCATCTCCTGTGCGGATACCATTGCGTTCCATGTCTGCTCAGCAGATGTACGACCAAGGAACCATGATGCACCCTCGAAAGCGTTAGGCAAATCATAGCCATGACCATTAGCATCAACACTCATTGTGCCGTAACCAAGTCGTGACTTGATTGCGTTGCTTTCGGCTGCAGTAATGCGAGCGCCAATGCGGTCTGCCATATCATCAAGATGCGCATGCTGCATTGCATAGATGCGCGATAGATTCTCAGCAGCATCTTCAACGCCATTGTTAATCATAGCGTTTGCATTTTCAGCAGTGTAATAAGGATTTACTGCATTGTCTCTACGCTGCATACGCTGGCGCTTAACTGTCTGGTGACGAGCCATGCGGCGTTCTTTAGGAGTTGCAAACTTCTGTTCCATTGCTGGTAAGTCGTCAACAACTTCTGCCAACTTTTCTTCATCAAGTTTAGAAAGGTAAGACTTAACGCTGTTCTCTCGACCCTCTTTACCAACAGAGCCAGGAAGCACGATGTGGCTTACGCCACCTGCACGCTTATCATCTGCAACAATCAAACGACCATAGCCGTTATCTTGCATAACCTTAGTTGCTGGGTCGCCTGCATCTTTCCAACCCTTGCCAGTAATCCAGGCACGGTAAGCCTTTTGCTTGCCACCGAAAGCAGCATCTTTAATCTCTACAGGGATGTCACTCCATTGAGTCATGTACAGTGGCTTGCCGTAGGCACGCACTGGAGTTACAGAACCCTTAACTGCATTAACTCTAAAGACAGGGCGGTATGACCAATTCTTAAATAGGACAGTTTCTAAATCGTCTGACTCTGTAGCCAGTACAAGTGTGTCGTAATCAATAGACTTAACTCTGCGCCATGAAGCACCACTTTTAATTTCAACAATAGCGCCACTATTGACTGCATCAATCATGTCTGATTGAAGGCGAATCATTGCTTCGTTGAGTACATCTTGGCGCTTCTCAGAAGGGATAGTACCACCCTCTGGTGTTGGCTTTTGACCTAAGCGACCAGCCCTACCTGTTGGGGTTGGGATGTACTGTTCAACTGACTTGATAATGCCACCTGATGCGTAACGATTAGCAATCGTAGGCGAAGCAGATAGGGCAAGGGAACGAGTCTTGTCAAGATTAAATACATCATCTGGGCTACCGTGGTAGAGAGTCACTGACTCTAAATCTTCAAGTGCGCCACGAAGTGTGCGTAGTTCATCTTCTACAGTTAGTGGACCAGTATCTCCAGTGAGGCGCAACTTAAATCTATCGCGCTCAATCTCACCAATGCGAACTGATATAGCCTTAGCAAGTTGCTGACGGCTCATATCTACTGCACGGAGTTGGTCAATGCCTGTAGCAAATTCATATTGCAAAGTCTTGATGTCATCAACCTTGCCAGACATGACATTTACCTGGTCAATAAGACGGTTGAATCCAACCTTGCGGTTATTAAAGAAGCGTGCAACGCCATCCTTGCCACCTGCTGCAACCATTGCTGGTAGAGCAAAGCCCTTTGCGAGCATAGATAGTTGCGCTTCTGTAAGGTTACGAACGGTGTAACCAAGGCGCATCAATACCGATGTCTTGAAGATGTCGTTAATAGTATTAAGAACTGCTAAGCCACGCTCTGTGCGCATTGCAATTTCTTCAACCTGAACTCCATCAAGAAGCCCAGGCAGTGTCATTTCATGTGCATCAATACCGTACTTAAGTTTGCGCAAGTCTGCTATAACTACGATGTTGGCTGATTCACGCTGTAGCACTGGAGCCTGAGCAACAACTACCTGACCGTTTTCCATGTAGGAAACAAAGCCTTGGTCATTGTGTTTCTTAATTGCGGTTGCACGGCGAGCATCAAAGACTGCATAGATTTTATCTAGTTGCTGCTGGTCGTAATTAGGAAAGAGTGTTTCCATTGCATCACGCTCTGCACGCTTAATAACATTTAAGCGCTCGCCAGGTGTAGCACTTGAAAGATATTCATCTGCATAGGCTGCACCCTTAGAGCCGAAGTTACCCTTTGAAAGAAGGTTAGCCTCACGCAAGAAAGCATTAAACTCTACATAGGAGTCGCCATCATTTACATTGAATACACCGCTTGGGAGTTCCTTTGTAAAGTAGTTAACAACCTTGACAATCGGGTGCAATGAAGATGCTTGAAAGATAGCAGAATCTGGTTCTGCAAATGTTTCACGCGCTTGCCTAGATGACTTTGCAGCCAACTTGCCTTCCCACGGTCCACGACTAAATCCATACTTAAGTTGTCCACCAGTTGAGACAGTCTCAAGAGCAGCGCGGTAACGGAAATCTTCTTCTGCAAGTGACTTAACATGTCTACCCAGTGCGCTGTTGTAAGGTTCAGATACGAGTATGTCGCCATCTAACTTACCTTCAAGGGCTTGACGATGTGGATGTGGAATATCCTGCATTGCATCAAGACCAAGTGCTACATCTGGGTCAGCCTCAGCACGCTTAGCAAGGGCTGATGTGTCCTTAAGCATAACTGCGCGGAAGGTATCAACTACTTCTTCGTCTGTATTAGCCCTACCAAATAGGTAAGCCATAGCATCTGGGTTAGTTACCTTCTTCTTTTTCCAGTAAGCGTACTGTGTTTTAGCATCGCTTTCTGCAAGAAACTTAATATCTGCTACTGCATCACCCTTGCCATCAAGGGCTTTAGTAAGCAATCCATCCAAACGGTCATTGGTCATAGCGAATTTACCAAAGACTGCACGGGCTGTACGACCATTGATGTTCTCAAGCATTGGTGCTTTGGCTGCAATTACTGCGCCCTTGCCCAAGAAACCTGTAAATGTCAGTGGGTCAATGATAGTAGAGGCAACAACATCCTGTATACCAGAGATGAACTTACCTGTGTACTGGTCATTAAATGCAACTTCTCTATCTTCTGCGCTGAATAAATCAAAGCCAGATGATAGGAATCTAAAGTTATTGTCAGTCCAGTCAGCAAACCATCCGCTGTTATCTCCTGCGTTCTTACCTGGAGAGATAGCGCCAAGTGTTGCTTGACCTAAAGAGATGTTTTCTTTCTCTTTATCTACGCGGGCTGTATAGTCTGAGTAAGACTCACCCTCGTTTTTGTACTTGTTGTACATAAAAGGATTGCTAAGAAGTACATCTACACCCTCACGGCGTGCTTTGCCACCCAATTCATAGGATGCTTCGCCTAGTTCAAGTAGACCCTTAACGGCTCCACGAACTGGAGTCGTTGTAACCTTAACTGTATTCTTAACAAGGTTGATACCATCTACATACCACGGGTCATCATTTGAACCAGCAGTTGAAATATCATGTATTAAGCCAGGAATACCAGTAAAGTCAACTACTGACTTCGCCATCTTCCCTACGGAATCATACCAAGCCATTATCCCTGCACTCTGCTTCGCATGTAGCGGTAGAAGTTACGAGTAGCATTTGTGGCATTTGGTGACTCTGCAATGCGAGCATATACAGGAAGATATGCAGTTAACTTAGCAATATCTTCATCGTTCTGCGCTCTAAGCATTGACGGTGCAGCCATTACTTCTTCTCCAGCACTTGGTCCCATGGCAGCACCAGTATCTACACCTTCTTCTGGGTAGAGTGTGGGCGCATCAATCGGAACAATGTCTGCATCAGCAGCACTACGCATACTAGAACTTGCTGCTTTGAGATTAACGCCTGACTTATTTAGTTTTGCCGCTGTTTGAAGTTCGTAGAAATCGCCACCATTATCCATGTTGGGTGTGTACTGCGCTGGTTGTCCTGCGCTACCTGCACCACCTGTTGCGGATACTCCGAAGTTTGTTGCTGCTGGTTCTGCCATTTCTATCTCCTTCGCTTTAAGAGCGACTATTTAAAATTTGGTGAGCAGTTTGTAAACTTACTCAGGTTTATGAATTACTTGTTCTTTGAACCCTTAGTTCCTCCAGGTTGCTTAGCAAACGCTGTTGAACCTTTCGCTGGTGATGCTGCGCGTGGCACACCATCCTTACGGGCTGGTTGCTGGTACGCCTTGCCTGCTGTACCTTGATTAGCGACTTTCTTTTTCATCATCTTCATATTTCTTTCACCTCCTTAGGCTGGTGTACGGCGGATTAGTGAAGCCTGTAAATTAGGCTCACCTCTTTGTGTTAATCCTGCGAGTAATGATTGAACATCTGGTCTACCACCTGGGGCAATCTGTCCTGGTGCCACACCAACCATACGACCAGTAGCACTTAAGCCTTCTGGTAATCCGCCACCTTCACCTGGTTGCCCTGGCATGCCCATTTCTGGACCCATCTGCTCAGGCATCGCTGGTGCTGGTTGCTCAACTGGAGCAAACGCCTCTGAAACCGCAACTTCGATTGAAGTTCCCTTTTGGCGTGCGTTAATAACGGATGAAAGTTTGTACAAAATGTCAGAAGGGTCTTGACCTTGGGATGCAAGGGCTGGAATTGCCTGTGCGTATGATGCAATCGCTTGCTTCATAGCATCGCGCAGTTCCTCAGTGTCAACCTTTTCTTCTTCTTGTGAAGCATTGAAAGAAAATGGCATCTGACGGCGTAGGAAATCGCGTGAAATCAACTTATCACCGCGTGCCTGTAGTCCAAAGACCAGTGCGCGGTTAGGGTCAAGTCCTGCCATCAAACCATATTGAACATCTACGGTGTAATCACCGTTAATATCCTTGGCTGGGTTGTACTTAATCGCATAAGGTACGCCATTACGGTTACCCTTGATGTCTTTTGTTTCTGTGCCAAATACTTTTTCGTCAACTTCTAGGGCTAATCCCATTAAGTCAACAAATACGCGGGCAAACATTGCGTGTGCTGTCTTAACCTGGGTATCAAATCCACCCATAAGAGCCTGCACACCACGACCTGTAACGATTGAAGCATCAATGTTACCTGTTCGTGACTCTGGATAACGGCTGCCTAAGCGCAGTTCTCCTTCAAGCACTTGCTGTTGCGCGAAAGCACCCTGAGGTATTTCCAGCGGGATTCGGCGAATTTCGGAAGGGCGTTCAGAACGAATAATTGCATCTGGTCCAAGGGCTAACTCCTGGTCATTTCTGCCCATTGCTATTGGGGCTTGTACAGATTTGGTTGCTGCTTCAAGTGAAAGAAGCGCATAGCGTGCCTTTGCAACTTGAATTGCAAGCACATCATCAAACTGCCCACGGCTTTCGCCATCAAGTGATGGGCGTTCTACAACACGAATAAGAACTTTGCCGATTGGGTTCTTGCTACGAGCAAGGATTAAATCATGGCGGTTAGGTAGGAATAAAACATCCTGGTCTTTATCGTGGTAACGGACAATTTCGGACATCGTTGAAGGATTGTCTTTGTCATAAATAAGATGAGCCATCTCAGGATACTCAGCCATTAACTCTGCTGTTGGCTTCTGCATGCGCTGGAAGAACATAAGCACGCGACCAAAGCGGTCCATTACTGGGTAGCAACCTGTTGAATCAAAGAAGTTGATACGAGGCATCTTTACATCGTAGTCAATTTCAATCTGCGCTGGAACAAATCCGTAAGTTACATAACGGTCAGCAGCGGTAAACATCTGAGTCTGCAAGTCTGAGAAGTCAACAATAGCGTTAACGATTTCTTCACGCTTGTCTGCCTTCTTACGGGCAGTCTCTGACACCATAGATGGTGAGTTGCAGTTAAATGCTGGAAGTGGAGCGATTACTTCGGAGGTATCACGGGCTGCAATATCCACCATGTTTGCCACGATTGGGTCCGAGAAAGGACCGTCTGGGAACAAGTCTGGGTAGACATCACGCATTAAACCCTTGCGAACAAGTAGGACCTTCTGCATGCGAGCATCGCGCTCGGCGTAAATACGGCGGTAGCGGTCATAGTTCTCTTTAATATCTTCGATAGAGTAAGCCACATCCACCTCCTTTTCTATGCGTACATATCCTCTAGTTCATCCAGATTTATGTAAGTCTGTTGTTGACGGTCATACTTCGTTTGAAATATGCTGTAGTTGCCGTGCCTTCGTGAGTACGACTGTGTTGATGTAATTCTGTCTCGGCATGCCAGTTCAACGAACCAGAACGCCATTACGCAGTCAGTCTTTTGAGACTTAGGCGCATCTGGGTACCAGGTAATCAACTGCTCAATCAAAGCCTTTAAGCCTTCGGATTGATGTGTTGATGGAAACTCAACTAGGGCGTTACCATTTTCATAATCGTGAAACAGGGTAGTAAGTGATGCAACACCAAAGTCTGCATCCCATTTGTTGTTTCCCGTATGATGTTCTTTAAGTGTTGCACCCTTACTTGTGAGGTATTCCCGAACCTCTCGGTCCTGAGTCAACATGGTTTGAAAAGCATTTTTTTCAACTCGCCACTCAGAAACTCGGTACTTGTCTGTCCAGTCCTTAATCAAGGAACGAATACCATCAGGCTTCATGCCTTGCTGGTTGGACACATCCAAGATATATCGCTTCTGTGTTGAGATGTCTAAGCCGATACATACTGCTGCAGTAAACCCAGAACCCGCAGGGTCAAGACCAGCCATAACAATCAAGCCATCCATACCGTTAGTTCTGTTACCAGCCTTACCCTTAGGGATAATGCCGATGTTTCGAGCGCCATTGATGACACCCTTTACTGCAGCGCCAGGGAAGGCAGAGTCCTCATGGACTTGCTGCTGCTGATAAACCATTGCCCATAGATTGGGCGACATACGACCACGCTTCTTAGCAAGAGCAGGTCCACTCCATTTATCGTACAAACCATTTTCATCTGGGATACCTTTACCACTGACAGGTGGCATATTGGTCTTAGCCCAGAGAGTTACCCATTTCTCAGGGTCCTCGTCAAATTCTAATACTGCAGGTTGTGCAAAGTATGTCCATGGGGAAGTCTCATCTGGGTAACGCATAGGGTCGCGTAATTCAGAGTACAAGTCCTTAGGGCGAAGGCGAGTGCCTACGACCAACAATTTACCGCCGTCTTGGTCAATACGGGACATAACTTCTGACTGAATCCAGTCAATTTGCTTTTCGTACTCATGGGCGTTGGTATGGTCAACACAGTCATCCATGATGATTAAGTCAGCACGCGCACCGTAGATATGACCACGAACACCAATAGCCTGAACCGTTGGGTCTTTTTCGCCTGAGTCTCTTGCCTCGGAGGACAAGTAAATTAAGTCCTGCTTCCACGAATCCGAATTCTTTTCAAAGCCCCCAGGTGGACCAAATGCCAGGTGGAGGTCTTGGTACTTAGGATGAGTTAAACGGTTCTTGATGGAAAGCAGGAACTTTTGCGCCATAGCCTGTGTCTTAGACACGATGATGATTCTTATGTTTGGGTTACGGCAAATCTCGTAGAGTGCATAGTTGACCGTGATGGTCGTAGACTTAGCATGCTCTGGTGGGGTATTAACAATCAGTAGGTCTGGGTCCCCAGGCTCAAAGATGATGGAAGGATGCACATCAACGGGAGGTCGGGATTCCAAAAGGTCAAT